GCAGAAGGCCGGCATCCCGGCGAATTCCTGATGACCGAGGCCAATGGGCAGCGCTCGCGGGAGAACATCACCATCGCCAGCGGTGCGGGCATCATTGCCCCCGGCACGGTGCTGGGCAAAATCACCGCCAGCGGCAAATACCTGGCCAGCGCTGTCGGTGCCACTGATGGCAGCCAGACCGCCGTGGCCATCGCGCTCTACGGCTGTGATGCCACCACAAGTGATGTTTCGGTTGCCGGCATCACTCGGGACGCCGAGGTGAATGGCAAGATCCTGACCTACCATCCCGACCGCGACCAGGTCGGCGAACAGGTCGCTGCACAAGCTGATCTCGCGGGTGTCGGCATTATCGTGCGGTAATCCGCACCATCCAGGCCCCAACCCAGTCTCCAAATTTGATCCCCCGCGCCCTCGGGCCACGGGCTGATCCCGCGTGCCCAGTCACTGGCACGCCGACGCAATAAAGGACCTTCCATGTCTATCCTCAATATCTTCAGTCAGGACGCTTTCAGCGTCATGCGCCTCACGGATGCGCTTCGTGAGATCAAATACACTCCGTCCCGCATCGGGCAGATGGGGGCTGTTCCAGACCTCCAGCATCGACACGCTGGATATAGCCATAGAGAAGGACAAGGAACAAAACCGCATGCTGGTCTCGGCCAGCCCCCGCGGTGGCCCGGGCCAGACCTTTGGCAAATCGAAACGCGCCATGCGGATGCTCAAGGTGCCGCACTTCCAGGTCGACGATGCGATCTATGCCGACGAGGTCCAGCAGGTGCGCGCCTTCGGCCAGGAAGTCGCCGTTGAGCGGCTGCAGCAGAAGATCGCGGATCGCGCAGCCGAGGCCAGCCAGTTCTTCGCACTGACCGAGGAATACCACCGGCTCAATATCCTTAAGACTGGCCAGCTTCTGGACGCTGACGGCTCGGTCCTCTTTGATTATTTCACCGAATTTGGCGAAAACCAGCAGGCCGTGGTCGACTTTGATCTCGACAACGCGAGTGCCACCGACGGGGCTCTGCGCAAGAAATGCGCTGGTGTCATCCGCCAGATGGCGGGCATTCTCGACGGTCTGCCGTATACGAGCGTCATCGCGCTGTGTGGCGACGCGTTCTTCGACGACCTGATCGGCCACAAGGAAGTGCGCGAGACCTACAAGGGCTATGCCGATGCCGCCTCACTGCGCAACGCCTACATCAATTCCGGCAACTCCGGCATCTACGGCGCGTTCGAGTTCGGCGGTATCACCTGGATGAACTACCGCGGTGGTCAGAACGTCGGCATCGAGACCGACAAGTGCCATCTGGTGCCCATGGGCCGTGCCCCGGCCTCTTCCGCACGGTCTATGCCCCGGCTGATTACATCGAGACGGTGAACACGCCGGGCCAGCGGCTCTATGGCAAGCAGTGGGAAATGCAGAACGGCAAGGGCGTGAACCTCGAGTTCCAGATGAACGCCCTGCAATACTGCACCCGCCCGCGCGTGCTGATCCCGGGCAAGCGGACGTGAGCCGAAAGGACCGGGCCCGTGGCTTCCATGTTTGACGATCTAGACGCCGCCCTCTCGGGCGCGATCAAGGGCACCTTCGCGGAGGTCGCGGTCCACCGGCCGCGCGTTTCGGCCCAATACGCTGAGCGCGCGGCCGATCCTGACCGGCCGCAACACCTCATCTACGGGGTGTTTTCCGCTGGCCCTGCAGATGACGGGCTGAAGGGGATCCGCCCGGGGCTCGGACTTCTCGGGGACGACGCGTGTGGCATCGGCCAGCGCCGAGTTCTGGATCGCCAAGGCCGAGGTCGATGCGCTGACCGCTCTTCCGGCCAAGGGCGATACAATCAGACTCACCAGCCGGGCTGGCAGCCCGACCTATGCGGTCTCCTCAGTCCAGCACACGGATATGGGCGACCTGAACCTTATTCTCGTTTGGGAGGACCTGCCGTCATGAGCCTGACCCGCCTTGCCATGCGCCTCGCGGCCGCCCGTGCGCTGCTCGACCGGACGCTGGCCGGGCCGCGGGTCTTCGACAGCGCGGTCGACCCGATTGACCAGACCATCGCTCAACAGCGCCAGCCGCTGATCGTGCTCACCACCGATGAGCACGAGCTTGAGGTGACGGGGCGCGATCTCGGCAGCGGCAACCATCGCTGCGAGCTGGTAATCGAGATCGCCATCGCGTCGCGGGTGGAGGTGCCCGCGTCTGATGGGGACGGCGGTCAAATCACCATTGCCATTCCGCACACCGATGAAGGGATGGAGCTGACTCTCGACATCATGGAGCATCAGGTGGTCCGCGCCCTGAACCGCGACGACAACGCGTGGTCGCGTGTCTGGATGATGCTGGTCCCCCGGATCACGCGCAGCCTTTCCCGGCGCGGGGCATCGGCCGAAAACGGCGTGCGCTTTGCTGCGCGGCAGCTGGTCTTGAGCTGCGATCTGGTGGAAACCCCGGGTTTCTGGCGGGGCTGTGGCGTCGACCAGCGCGTGGGGGTCAGCTCCTCACATTGATGGACGCCGACACAGCGCTGGCGGGCATCGCGAGCCTGATGCGGGCGGAAATAGAGGGCGAGCTCACAGATGAGTGGCGCCGCGCGGCCGAGGCGCTAGGCGTGCCGCTGGAAGTGGCCAACCAGATCGGCATCGGGCCGGTCGAGGACCTCGATGCGGATCCGCAACCGCTCGCGGACATAACGTTTCTGGATTTCGACCAGACTGTCGTCTTTGAGCCGCAAGGATCATAGGCATGGCGATCCGCGAAATCGTCGAGCTTGTCGCGCGGGTCACCGATCTGGAGCGCCGTGTCGCAGGCGTCATGCGGCATGGCACGGTGGCGGAGGTCGATCCTGCCCGGCAACGGGTCCGGCTGGATTTTGGCCCGGCACATGGCCGGGACGGGCAGTTCCTTTCCCCGTGGGTGCCCTATGCCCAGTTCTCGGGTGCGTTGCGTGTGCACACGCCGCCCACGGTTGGGCAGCAATTTACGGTGATGTCGCCCACGGGGGATTTCCAACAGGCGGTTGCGGTGCCGCTGACCCATCATGCGGGCAATCCCAGCCCCTCAACGGCGGGGGATGAGAATGTCATCACTTACGGCAATGTCCGGATGACGCTCGCGGATGATCTGGTGCGGATCGTGGTGGGTGGCTCGACGCTGGAAATCACCAGCGAAGAAATCAAGGTCATCACGCCGAAGTTCACGGGCATCAAGGGATGAGCCGCGGCATAGCTGTTGTCATGCTTGACACCGCAGGTGGTGCGGCAGATGGGAAGCCAGTTTGCCCCATGGACTGTCGAGGGCCAAGTGATCGTCGGGATTGGTGATCTGGTTCAGGCCCATGGTCTTACGCCTCATTCACCTCCACCGCCCATGGTCACTGGCTCCGACTGGTTCACCATGACGGCATCGCCGTCTGCCGTGAAGGCGATGTGGCTGCGTGCGGTCACGCGACGACTGGGCGACCGTGGTTCACCATCGATTGATCATCTCAAGACAAGGGAACACGACATGAACCGATACGCGATTACCGAGAAAGCAGGCCGCTTCGTTGCGGGGCAGACCAACACTGGCGTGGGCACTGTGCTGACGTTAACCGACAAGCAGGCGGAGCACGAGCTGCGCCTGGGCACGCTGCGGCCGCTGAATGTGCCCGGCTCCGAGTCCGAGGGCGGCAAGATTGCGCCCGCCAGCAAGGGAAGGCACAAAGCCGCCGTCATGGTCCGAGCGCGGGTCTTGAAGTTCGAAAGTTGCATTTGAGTAGCCTTTCTATAGGTTTCGTTGCGAAAACGCATGAAGCTGCCGCCTGTTCCTGCTGTCGTAGCGTAAGGTCGCTGGACTTCGGGTTCAGTCCAGATGTTTTGCCTGTCGGTCCAGACCGTCAAAGTCACTGGCGTCACTCAGAACCAGCGCGAAGGACCGCAGCGGCGGGATGTGCGCGCAGATAATCATCGCCGCAATGGTGATCGGTGTTGCAAGGATCGCTCCCGCCACGCCCCAGCCCCACGACCAGACCAACAGGCTTATCAGGATAACAAGCGACGATACGGACACCTGCCGCCCTTGCACGCGCGGATCGACGAAATTGCCCATCACCTGCTCGATGACAAGAATACCGGCCCCGACGGCCATGGCAGTTCCAAAATCCTTTTGTGTGAAGGCATAGATCACTGGCAGCACTCCAGAAATCAGGGATCCGAAGGTCGGGATATAGTTCAGAAGAAAGGTGATCAGCACCAGACGACCAGAAGGTCGACACCGAAG